CTTCTGGTATAATTACATTATAGGTATTGATATTTTGACCGCTAAGCATTTTTTCAGAATATATTTTTATACTTTGTAAATCAACATTATCATGCTTTAAGAAAGCTTCATATTTACCATTTACAATGTCTGCTTCTTCTTCTATAGTGTAAACCTTGTCTTCAATTCTATTTAATTTTTCAATAAAACTATCTACTTTCATTGCATCACCCCTAACGATATATTACCAATAGTAGGTATTTCAATATCCTTTAATATTATACTTGTAGCAGAATTGTTAAGTTTTACATTTTCATAATCTTCAACACCGTTTGTATCAAATAATAGATTTTGTATTTTTGACAATGATACTCTGCTTGTATCAAAAGAAAAATCATCAAAATACTTTTTAACTTTCTGTTTAAAATTATCTTGTACATTTTGAAGTATTGCATTACTTGATATGCTCACATTTGCATTTATATTAATTTTCTTCATTTCAGCACTTACAACATATACAGCTGCGCCAATAGGGCGTAAAGTTTCAATATGATTTTTAACATCATTTATCAAACTTTCAGGTGCTGTACTTTTTTCAGAATTGCATATAACTATTTTTACTGTTCCTGCTCCATTTGCCAAAGGGAATACTTTACAGGCACCAACGCCATTTACTTCCATAGTCCAATTCATATAATCATATTTGTTACCGCTTGTTAATGGATTTCTTAATTTTGAATAGTATCTTTTTTTGAGTTCTTCTATATCCTCAATATCAGTACCGTATTCAGATACGCCCACAATATCAGCTCTTTCAAGCCCTCTTATATTTTCAATAGGTGTTAAGCTTCCTGTTTCAATATTTCCTATTGTACCAGATGTTTCGCATTTAAGTTTATAATAATTTTCCTGCTTTTCACCAGTATAATAATAGTTTAAACTATCATAATTAAACCTTGAATCCTTTTTAAGCTCAAAACTGCCATACATCTGTGCAAGTACAACAGCAGGTGTTGCTTTTTTCCTTTCGATACCCATTTCAGATATTCTCATTAAAGCATATTTGTCAAATGCTGTTTGAACATTAAAATTGTTTAAAATGCTGTCAAGCTCTATATACACCTGTGCAAGCTCTGCACAAGTAGGTGCAAGTGCATCATAAATTATGGAACCTTGCCTTTTATCGACATCAGATGGCACATTATCTAATGCTCTTTTTAACAAATATTCATACGTATACTTTTCATACATCAAATGCTCACCTGCCAATCTATTAAAGCTTCACCAAAAATAGTAGAAACGCAAAATTTAACTAAAATTGTATTTTTGTTTATATCTTTAAAAACAAAATCGTATATCTGCTCTATTCTGTCATCAACTCTTAAAGCGTCTTCAATTCTTTGTGGAAGTTCTGTTTTGACATAGTTTTTAGGCTTTCCGAATAAATCATCAATTTCTACACCATAATTCCAGTTATATATTTCATGTTTATATCTATCTGTCATAAGAGTTTTATATATGAACTGTTTAACAGCTTCAATATTATCAATATAATCTTTTATCTTTTCCTTTTCAGTATCTAATTTGTAAGTAAAAGAAGTCTGTTTTACTATTTCAATACCATTTGTAATTTCTGTACTGCTCAGTGGAAGCATTAATTTTCACCTGCTTCCAAAAGAACAAAGAACTTTTGCCCGCCTTGTGCTTTTATTAATATAAATTTTTTGTCTATCAATCCAACATCTTTCGTATCTTTCAAATAATCCGTAATGCTTGAAAAGACAAGTTCTTTTTTAGATATTGTTACAGCACTTCCAATTGAAAACAATATAGGGTCAACGCCACAAACAGAAGCAATAAAAATATCTGAAAGTTGATTAGCATTATTGAAGCCACAATTGGCAGTACCTAAAATATCAATCCAGCTAGTCATTACCATATATCCTCCTCTATATCAATTTTTAATGTGTGTTCATTGTTTTTTAACGTGTGGGTAACCTTGTTTACAATAAACCAATTGTTAGCTTTACAATCTCCTAAATCATCAATTTTAACAAAAATACCGCTTCCACCTCTTATCTTTTCCTCACCAAGTCCCATTGCTAAAAATTCAATAGATAGGTTTTTCTTAACTCTGTTTTTTAATTTAAGGATTCTATCAGCAACGTCTTTAATTTGTGCTTCATTGAAATAATCAGGGACATTTTCATAATATTGTAAAACTCCCCATTTTGCCTGATTTAAGCCATCTTCAACTACAAAGATATCTCTTTTTCCTTTTTTATCGTCATCACGGTATAATTTCACTTTATTATAAGTATCGCTATCAATGTCTGTTTTATAGGTAAAGTCAATAAGTGATATATCGTCGCTTACAAACATAAGTGGAAGTCTAAGAGAATGTATTTCTTTAAGCGTCAACTCACCAAAGTTATCATAAAGGGTAAAAAGTTTTTGGGTATTAATTACGGTTATATCTATCGCATTTAATATTGTATCAAAAAGGGTTTGAGAATCTTCTCTCCTATAATCTATAACATATTCAGTATCATCTATTTCACCTATTTTAAGCTTAAAATCTTCAGCAATCATATTTACAACTTCACTTGCTTTTTTGTTTTCATAATAATAGAATTGTTTATTTTTTAAATACCTTAACTGGTCGTAAGCTGTAACAGTTATAATCTGGTCTTTGCTTCTGCTTTTTGTAAATATATAGCCCTTAAACACTGGGTAGTCATTTATAAATAATTCAACTCTGTCACCTTCATTAAATCCTATTGTTTTTCCTTGTGGGGCATCTCTTGCAATTTTAAAAGTGAGTTTTGATGGATTGCCTTTTCTTTCACTCGTAAAGCTAATGTTGTTTTCGCATAGGTTTGTAGCGTCATACACAGTGCCATTGCTATATATATTTATTTTAAAATTCACCTAATCACCTACCTATGGAAGTTTTAATACCATACCTATTGTTAATCTATTAGGGTCTTGAATATTGTTTAACTCTGCTATTTCTTTGTATCTTGAACCATTATTTAATTCTCTTTTAGCTATTTTCCATAGACTGTCGCCTGATTGTACTGTATAACTCTTTGCACTTTCTTTCGTAGTTCTTTGTGCTTCTTGTGTTGCAGTTGAATTTCCATTATTGTCTGTTTTGCCTGTAAGTTCTGTAATAACAGCTTCAACACTTCTATACTCCTTTAATTTAAGGTCAACCCAATAATCGCCTTCTTCTCCTGCATTTTCTTCAACGTGGTAATCTTCAAATGATACAAGAACATTACCAGGAAATATAATACTGCCATCTGGAAGAACTCTTGTTATTTTGAGCCTTATAGGTTTAGCAGCAACTTTTATTTCCCTAAATTTGTTTAAATAAAAAATAGGTTCGTGAAATTCAGTTTCAGAAAGTCCTGATAAAATGTTACTTCTAGGAAGAAGTATTTTAAAACTAAATTCTCTTAAACCTATTTTTTTAATTATGTTAAATTCTCCTAATGATACTAGTTCAATAGTTTTGTTTTTATTTCCTACTTTTGTTTGAAAACTTTCAGGAGCAACTGGTAATATAAAGTTTGAACTTTCATCATTGTCATACCCAAAAACAAATCGAAACATTTGAAAATCACCCTCTTTTACATAAAAATAAAGCCTTTTAAAGCCTTGCTTAGGGCAATAAAAAAAACAATCTAATAGACTGCTTACAATAAATTAAATTTTCCTATTTACAAATCATAAAAATATGATATAATATGATTATAAAAGGTAACTCTAACAGTCACCGACTCTATGCAAATAACAGCTATGCCGGTAAGCAAACAGCTGTTATTTTTTTTATTATGAGTATGATTATCACTAAAAAATTTAATAAAAAATTTATTAAAGATACCATTAATAAAATTATTTCAAAAGCACTCATAAAATCACCTCCTTTCTACTTTATAAAATTTATAAAATAGAAAAGTCGGTGAAAAGCTAACAGCTGAGCCATTAAAGTTACCCTATAAAGATAATATCATATTTTGCTATTAAAGGCAATAATAAACTAAAATTTACTGTTTACAAATCAAAAAAATGTGATATAATATAAATACAAAAGGCAATCGCAAACGATTTAGCCGACTTTAGAAGACATAAAATAACAGTCCACAAATTGAGAGCTAGGGGCTGTTATTTTTTTGTTAAATTAATAAGAGCTATTACTATACCTATTATGGTTAAAACAACCATAACTGTTTCGTAAGTACTCATCTTCCTCACCTCCTATCTTTGGTAAGATAAGAGTTCACCTCCTTTTCTTATAAATAAATATAAGTTAAGTCGGCTATGAGGCTTATAACAGCCTTTATTCGTTCACGATTGCCCATATAAAAATAATATCACAAATTGCTATTAAAGGCAACAAATATATTATGTTAGTCTTTAACTATTTCAGCGTCCATTAAAGAGTTATTACAATTCTCACAACTACTGCTATATACCGAATTTAATTGTCCGCAATTAGGACATTTTTTATATTGCACTTTATCAAATTCTAAAGACTTTTTTAATACTGCGTCTGTCATATTTAATAATATATCTGATTTGTCTATAATAATGCAAATACCTTGAGCCATAGCAAAAGTCAAAAGACCTTGAAAAGCTATGCCTATCCCTATAACATAAGCAATAGGGTTTGCAGTTTTTTCTACTTCACCCCAATAATCCGTTGTTTCGATACTTCCAGAATCCCATACGAACCAAACTGCAAATATTATAGAAGCTATTAAATAAATTGTGCTTAAAAATTTTAATAATTCTTTCATAATACCAACTCCTTTTTTATTAATAATATAACAAAAAAGAAGGCATTTCAACAAAATGACGTCTAAAAATGATTATTTTCTGCACCTGAATTTAATTCAGAAATAATGTTATTTTTGATAGCCTCATTAATAGCATCAATATTAGCAGTTTCTTTAATGTCACCAGTAAAAGTAATATGAACAACAGGGGATACTAATTTTTGAGTATACTCATTTATTGCTTCTCTTTCTGCAATATCTCTCATATATCTTAAATCCTCACTTGTTATATCAACAGTATCACTGATTTTATCAACATTTCCAACATTATCTATATTACCTATATTACCAGCTCCACCAATATCACCAACATTACCACCACCAACATTACCAATACCACCAAAATCACCTATAGGTGGTATTTCAGGTATTTCAAAATCAGGATTTTTTAATGTATTTAGGGCGTTTTTTACTTGCGAATCTTGGTCTTTGAGCATATTCATTTGCTCATTGTATTGCTTTTCCATTAAATTTTTTTCACTTGTTAATTTATTTAGTTCTTTTTGCATTGTATTAAGTTGTGCTTTTTGATTATCTCTGTAATTTTCAGATAACTTATCATAAATTTTGTCAAGAAGTGAATTACGACTACTACTTGGATTATTATCCCTAATTGATTTATCAAGTACAGTAATATCATGCACTTGTGAATTAATTCTATTATTAACGTCTTCAAGTTGTGATTCATAATCTTTATTTAAATTAACCATTTGTTGAGCTGTAGTTAAAGAATAATCGACACCTGTTGTTTTTTTCATACTTTCCTTAAAAGCCATAGCTTCTACACCGCCTATATTAGAACTTGCTTCAATGGCTACGCCTGCAGCTCTATTTACAGCCCTAATAGCGGCAAGCAAACCGTATATTACAGATATAGTTTTTAAAACAGCTGATATAACAAAAGCGAAAGGATTGTTTTGTAATGCAACATTAAGTCCTTGCTGTGCAAATGTTGCTGCCTTAGTGGCAGCAGCCATTAATAGAGTATGATTTCTAACATGATATATAACATTAGCTACATTAGATAATATAGGCAACAGTAAACTGTTGATGCTTTTTAAAATCATTATTTGCGTAGAAACAGACACTACAGTAGGCAGTAACCAGCCGAAATTTTCATTTAGTGATGATACTATATTAATTACCCAACTTATAGATTCACCAATTGTTATAGCAGCATTTGATAAAACTATGGCTGTGTTTTGAAATGCTGTACTTCTAGCAAATGAATTAATTGCATTCATAAAATTACCCATTAAGCCATGTAAAGAAAATAAGTAATTACCAGCTTTACTCAAACTATTAAGAACTACAGATATAGACGAACCCGCTGTTAATTTTAATCGTTCAAAGAAATTAATTATATCATTTATTTTAATAGTAACCCACGATATAGCCTCATAAATGCCCTGAGTAAAGCCATTGTTTGCCAAACTGTTAAGTCCTGCATTTATCCTTTCGAATGTAGATTCAAACAATATGGTAGAGGTGCTTTTTATTTGATTCCATATATCTCCAAAAGTAAGAGGCATTTTGGCATATCTTGCTTCTATCTCACTAGCAACACTAAATAATGAGTTTTTAATAATTTCTGCAGAAATAGCACCTTCTCTTGAAAGTTCTTTAAGTCCTTTGCGTCCAACACCAGTGTATTCAGAAATAGCATTAGCAAGCATAGGTGCATTTTCAATAATAGAACGGAATTCGTCGCCTTGAAGTCTACCGCTTGCCATAGCTTGAGTTAATTGGTACATTGCAGCACTACGTTCCATATTGCTCGCACCTGATATTTTAAAAGATTTATTCATAAGTTCAGTAAAGGTAACAAGTTCATCATTGTTAGCAAAGGCGTCAGGTGCAAGCAATCCTAATTTTGCAATAGTGCTTACCATATCATTATAGACGCCTCTTGAACGCATTGCGGATTTATAAATATCATTTTGCAATTGTTTTTGCTCTTCGAGATTGCTGGTTATCAGTGCTAGCCTTGAAGAATTGTTTATATAGGTATCTGTAGCACTTATACCAGCTTTACCAGCCCTAAAAGCCATATAGATATTAGCATATCTGTTTACAACATTACCCAAAGTATTACTTAATATTCTAGCGTGATTGCTTCCATTCTTTATTGCATTGTTGAAATTATTTTGTTGTATTGTATTATCTCTTATGTTCTTTTCTGTGCCATCAATAATGCTATTAAGCCTTTGATAGCTTGAATTTAGTTGTTCAATATTGTTGTCTTTTATAGCGTTATTTATGTTTTGCTGTTCTTGTTCTATTAAGTGCAATGAATTTCTTAAATTTTCAATTTTTGAATTATATTGATTAATGCCATTTACGTCCCAACGACTTAACTTGCTTTTTTCAGCCTCTAGCATTTGAATAGTACGGATTAAATTATTTATTCTGGTATTTATATTATCAATTTCTTTTGCAGCGCTAGGAGGTATTATTTTCATTTTCATAGCTTTTTGCGTTATGTTATTTTGGGTTTGTAGTACTCTTGTTGCAGATGATTGTAATGCCGCAAATTCTTGTCTTGCTCTAGTTATTCCAGTGGTATTAAATATTTGTGGTGTGTTTATACTTTTCCAGCTTGCACTATTCATAGCATTAATGGATTCTCTAACACTTCTCAATTTAATTTCTAATTGTTCAGCAATGCTGTTAAGGCTTTGCATATTTGAATTAATACCTGATAAGTTTTCACTTTTTATACTGTTTTGCAAGTTATTTTGTACCTTTATAATTTCATTAGCACCCATGCGTAAAGTTTCTATTTCGCTGTTTATTTTTGCTTGATTAACCAAACTTAAATTAGATATATCTATATTTCTAAGGTTTTGCAAGTTACCTATAAGGTTACTAACTTTTGTATTTATTTTGCTTATATTTGTATATGCACTGTAATCTAAAAGGGGTTTATTGCCTTTTGTCATTGATACAAGTTTAGAAGCCATATTGCTGTAATTTCTCCCAACTTTATCAATAATAGTATTAAGTGAATTAATTTCGGACTTATATCTTTCAATACCACTTGTATTAAATATTTCCATCGGTGATATTTTTTGCCATTTTATGTTGTTGGTTAATTGCATTGTTCTTTTCATTTGCTCTTCAAGTACGCTCATAGCTGTAGTGACTTGTGTTAAATAATCTTTTGCCTGATTTAAAGTAGATAAATTCATTTCAATTTTTAAAGCATTATCAAGATTATACATTGCAGAAGTGAGCTTACTGACATTCTCGAACATATTGTGTAATACATTTGTCATACCGTCATTAAGTATTATAGTTGAAGCTATTGACAAAAAAATCACCTCTTTTTTATTTTACTTTCAACCTTTTTCTTATCTTTAATGTACTGGTCTATAAAGGCTATAACTGTAGCTTTTTCTCTTATATCTAGATTTACAAACTGTCTTGGAAGTATTTTAAATTTAATAAATGCAAAATAAGCATAATTAGTTTCAAAATCTCCCTTTTCAATTAGTTTTTTACATCTTCTGTTAAGTCTTTGAAGCTTTTAAAACCACTTAAATCCATAATAGCTTGCTCAAGAGCATTAATTTCACCAGCAAGCAAAACTTTATTAATATACTGCTCACTTGTTACGGCATCAACTGCTTTAAGGCTTTTAACATCTTTAAAATTAGGTATAATGGTGCAATCCGTAATCAAATCAATAGTAAGTGCTAGACTATCAACAACAATATTTCCCTTTTTTGAATAACTTGTATGTTTATTTCTTAAAACTCCAAAATCTTTGTGCGTTATAGGTTTTATTTTAAACTTAAGAATATTGCCGTTTTCATCTTTAAATCTTTCAGAAACGATAACTTCTTTAGTAATGTTGTCAACTTGATTAGCATTTAAAAAATCTTGTAAATTCATAGTAATCCTCCTAACTATTCACCCACAACAGGGTCAAACTCTTTCATAATTTCAACATCATTAAAAGTAAAATCTATATCCTCATCAAGTTCCGTTGAATCAATATCTATTTTTGAAATGGAAACACCGTCAATATTAACACCTTTAAGAACTATTGATTGTCTGCCTATTTCGCTTGAAGGGTCTTTATTTTCAATGTATAATTCAAAATATTGGTCTTTACCAGTTTTTACATAATCAACCATCATTTTTCTAAAAACTGAAGTAGCATAATATAAATTCATGCTACCAGTTCCTTTCCAACCGTTAGCTTTATGTTTCATACCAGTTTGCCCTAATACTTTTATTTCTGATTTTTCCTTTTCTATTTTGGCATCAATGTTTTTAACATAAAGCATAACTTCTCTTATTTCATTTCCAGAACTATCTTTAATATCAGCATATACAGTCCCCATAGCACCGTTTATAGCGTCCCATGCTTTTAAAGTACCACTCATTTAAACCACCCCTTTATTCAACAATGCAAGTCATGTATAATTTTTCCATGGCAGAAACGGGTTCAATATATTCATTTACAATGACATCACCCTTTTCAATACCTGCTCTGACAGTAACATCTTCAGCAGAAAAATTTTCAATAGCTTCAATAGCTTGTAGTTCATTGTGGTAATTTATAATTTCAGATTTAAAAATATCTCTGCCAAGCTCATTATTTTGAACTTTTCCTAAATAGTATATATCAAAGATTTCAGCAATATCATTAGCAATAATGTCAAGCACTCTTATAACTTGATTATTGCTGAAATCAGAATTTTTATCAGCAGTAAAGCTTGTAAAAGTATTTATATCTTTCAATACTTTTATGCTATCCTTTTCTCCGTAAAATACAAATTCACCATTTTCAATAGCTGCTTTAAGTTCTGATTTTTTAAATGAAGTGTTTATTTTAAGCTCTCCATCATATTTTGAATTTGTAAGACTTTCATTTACTTCTGCTCCTGCAGTTTTTCCGGCAACCCAATAAACTAATTCAGAGGTATTTGAAGTAGTTTTATTTTTAACGCTTATAACACCCTCATAATCAGCAGGAGTATAATTGCTTAAAACGCAAGTAACTTTATATCCTTCATCATCTCTAAGTCTTTTAACAAAACTTGCAAAAAGCCCTTTTGTAGTATCGTCGTCACCAGCATACAAAATAGTTGTAAAGTTTTCAGCTTCTATTTTACCTAAAAATTTAGAATAGCTATCTCCTGTAGGGTTACTGTCAGAGCCTCCTGTTAATTTAACTCCTGCTGAAGCATTGAGAGAACCTGTACCCGAAAAAGAAACAAAATCATTCGAAACTAAATCCTCAACTTTAGAAACTACTTGTTCATCAACTTCAATTAATTCATTGCCTATAACGGTTCTAACATTAAACTTTGTTGTATCATCAACATTTTTTTCAATTATAACTTTGATATCGTTTCCTCTAGTACCACTGCAAGTGGCTGTAATAGTTGCTGAACCTAAAGTAGCCTTTGCTTTTTCACCGCCCGAAATACGGTATAGCTTAGCTGTATTTGCACCTTTAAAAACTTCTCTTAAAAATAGCATTTCATCGTCGGTATAACTATAGCCCATAATTTTAAGGCAATTTGTTTGAAAATCCTCAGATGACAAAGTAATAACTTCGTCGCTTTTACCCCATTTTCCGCTAAAAGGCAAAGCTACAATACCACGTTCTCCTAAAGTTCCTAGTGCTCTTGCTTTTGAGACAAAATTAATATAAGCACCAGGCAAAACTTTGTTAGTTGTAATAAATGTACCACCACCAGCAGCCATTTAAATCACACTCCCTTTTAAATAATTATCAATAATCTTGTTTGCTTCATCTTTTGAATAATACTCGTTATCATTTAGCAAAGCATTAATCAAATCTTTTTTATCCTTGTAGTAATTACTTTTAAGCAGTTGTTTCTTGCTAAATTTGTCATTTTCTTTTATCTCCTGTACAAAATCATTATCCATTTTTAGCACTTCCTTTTTGAATTAATTTTTGCATATAATATTTGTAATAAATAGGTTTTACAAAGAAGTCATAATTAACAAAAAAATGCAGAATACCATCTTGAATATGGCTCTGCATGTTCGTTCCTCTGTATATATTATTTTCAATATTTATATATTCTAATATTTCAACAAGTTCATCATAAACATATGACAAATCTTTGTTTTTATGGTTTGATTCTTCCGGAAAAAAATGTATATCAAATTTGTTAAATCTTTTCTTTATATCATACAGCCCTTGTACTTGAAAAGGTTGTACAATTTTAATATAAAAACAAGGTAAACTAATATCTTGTTTTATTTCATCTGTGTAAATAGTATAGCTATCTCCGAAATTGCTATAAAGTGCTTGTGCTATAGCAATAATCACGTTATTTAAAGTCACTTAAACAACCCCTTATATAATTGTCAACCTTTTTCATTATTCTTTTATCAACCATATTTTTTAATATAGTTTCTGTAGCAGTCATCATAAATCTACCATCTACCCAGCCAAACGAAATGCCATTGCCTCTTTTTATTTTAAGTCTATGCCCATATTCAACATATTTAGCGTAAAATGTAGGATTGTAGATTTCAATACTGTAATTACTTCCAGTTTTTATAATATCACCAACAGCCCAATTATTACGTAAATTTCCAGTTTTAACAGGTGTACGTTCTATCACGTTCCTAATAAATATTTGTGCAAGCTCTTTTATACAATTACGGCAAAGATTATCAATATTTTCAGCTTTTATCATTGTACCTAATTGCTTTTCAAGTTTTTTTAAATCCTCAAATTCTACACTCATAAAACCATCTCTCTTTTAAACATATCTATCGAATAATTCAAGTATTATTTCTTGATGGGCAGAATAAATAGCAGCGACTCCACTACTTTTAAAAGCTTCTGTAATTCCATTTTGGGTAACAACGATTTTAGAGCCTGTTTTAATAGCATAATTTTGCGCTAGAACAAGCTTTATTATCTTTTGTGGTATATTTATACTCTCCGTTTGATTAGCGGCCAAAATGAGCTTAATTGATAGCCTACATGGCAAATTGTCTAAAACCTTAATTTCAGTACTTGAAGTTATTTTTGTATCTTCATCTATTGACTGTTTATATTCGTATACAGAGCAAACGCCAGTCCAAAGTTTTTCAAGATATTTTTTAGTATTTACCATTGTATTTTTCTAAATCTTGTAAGTTCTTTATTTTTTGATTTCAAATAATCAATAATCTTGTTAAACCTTTGTTCTGGCGTCATATTTCCATCAACGTTAAAATCTATTTTAGTATCGCCTTCTTGTATTGACTTCTCTGTTAAATCAAAATTTAGACTTTCAATATTAAGCTGCCCTGTATTTTTTTTAAGCATTAAAAATTCTGCACAAACCATATCAGCCCATATATATTTCAATTTTGCTGGAATTAATTTTATATTACAGTTATTTTGTATTTTTGTTTTTATATTATCAATCAAAAAGTTTATAAAATTGGTATCGTTGCCTGTATCTTTGTAACCTATTTGATTTAACCTTGCATTGACTAAATCTACAATGTCTATGTTATCAATCATAAAATTACCCCTTTGAAATAATTCTAGCAATAGGTATGGCTCTATGGTTTATGTATTTTCTTTTTGACACCGTTTCATTTCCATCATGTACAAGTTCCCAATTTGTTCCATCTTTAAGTTCATCATCTGTAGGTGATAGTGTAGCTTGAGAAGCCTTTGTATAAGAAAATCCAAAAGGTGCAAAAACCTTTCTTTGCCTTGTATAGAGAGTGTCAATACCGCCTTTTGTTTTAGGGTCTCTGTTCATTTCATAAGGTACTTTAGCACCTATGTTTACATAGTCAAAGGCACCTGAGCCTAAAATATAGGTTGTATATTTGTAACTTCCGTCCCCACTGTCTTCTATAGGTATACTGTCATCAATTAAAACAGTTCTGCCATTCCATGTAGCTAATGTTAAATCTCTTTGTATTCCGTGACTGTCAGTTTGTTTTAGATAATTCAGCAGATTTAAGTTTTCAAGATTAGTAGCAACAGCAGAATGCATTATTACAACATTAAATTTATTTTTATTATCACCAGAAGCTTTTTGTATTGCTGTATTTAATGTACTTGGTGTCATAACGCCATCATCTACAGTGCTTATATCGAGGGTATGCTTATTTACAAAATCTAGATTTTTACTTCCAGTCATAGAAAAAACACCTGTTAAGATATTTAACATTGTATCTTGGTCTACACTCTCCCAATATTTAGAAATTTGTGCAGCCACATTTGACATAAAACCAACGCCGCCTGTTATATCCTCTGAGAAATCCATTTCAGTCCATGCTTGAGAACGCCCAATAACAACTACACCTCTTTCATAAGTTGTGGTTGTATTGGCTTCTATGTCGGTTTGTCCATCATAGTTTTGTGGTACGCCGTCAATAAGTCCATACATTGGTATTACTGAATAAGCTGTTCCCGTTTGTGATGAGAATGTATTCTTTATCTGTGAATTGCCTCTCAGCACTCCTGATTTTAACAGCTCATTCTTTTTAAGTTGTGGTATTAATTCCACGTAAGCTCCGAATGCTTGAGGGTTAAAACTTTTTGAATCAAATTTGCTTCCCGCCATTTAAAAACACTCCTTTTTATAATAATTGTGCATTGGGGTTATTTTCTATATATTCACATAGCTGTTCATAATTCATCTTACTTATATCAGCTTTTACATTAGTATCGCTTTCAGCAGGTTTAATGCCTTTAAAGCTCTGCTGATTTTCCTTGTTATCAAATAAAAAACTTGTATCTTTGCCTTTTATTAGTTTTTCTATTTGCTCATTAAGTCCTTTGACATTTCCGTTATCATCAATTTCAGCATTTTCAAGCTCTAACAGTGCCTTAACAGCTTTAAAGTTTTTAGCTTTTGAATTTATTAGACTTTTTTCGACATAATTGTCGATTTTCAATTGTTTGATTTGTTGTTCGTATTGTTCTGAAGCTTTTCTATTGTCCTCTTGAAGTTTTATTATCTCATCTTTCAGCTTTTCAGTGTCAATACTTTTTAGCTCATCAAGCTGCTTATCCCTGTTTTTTATTTCTTCTTTACTTTTTTTTAATTCTTGATTCACTTCATCAAACTTAGATAACTGAACATAATTACTGTCAATCATAGACATAATTTTGTCTATCTGCTCTGTTGTAAGCTTCATTTCAACTAAAATATCCTTAATCATTGTATAACCTCCTTTTGGGCATAAAAATAAAGCCTTTTTACGCCGTGCTTAGGGCGACTATTAGCAACTATTCTTTGTAAAAATCATCGCCAAAATATTTGTCTATTATTTCCCTTTTTCCTTCAACAATTCTAGTATAACTTTTAGCTATCTTAGAATATTTTTCCTTAGATTTATTATATTCTACTTTTAAATTTGCTATTCTTCTTGACCGCTCAAAAGTAACTATTTTTTCTAAAAAAGTTCCAATACTATCAAGACTGTATTTTATACCTGTTCTCTCTGATTCTAAGCGGTCAATTTCTTCACATTGCTCTGCATATATTCGTCCCCAATCAAATATTTTTTTTGC